GGAAGCCGAGCAGGGATCGATACGAAAGCCCTGCAAAAAGAAATGCCGGAGCTCTGGCATGAGGATAGGTTTGGAACTAGCTCAACCTATCGAACCTTTAAAATCCTACAAGGAGAGTAATATGGAAATAAACATTGAAGATTCACTACAGCCCCAGGATCCGTTCAGATTAACTCTTTTCGGAGATCATGGAACTGGCAAATCTTCCTTACTGGAAAAGTACGCTTTGTACTACAACTATGAGGATGGTCTGCGTTTCTTAAAAGCCAAGCAGGTCAATCTCGTTGGGAAGCCGTATGAGGCTACGTCTGAAACATCAAAATATATATACAAGAATGCAAAGGAATTGCTGAAACAACATTCCTGCTTATGTATTGACAGCCTGGATTTTTTAGAAAAAGCCATCATAGATTCAGTCTGTAAAGAAAAGAATGTAGATAGTATTGCCGATATAAAATGGGGAGCTGGCTACCAAATGGTATCGAATAAATGGAGAGATTTTTTAAATTCAATGGAACACCTGCGCCAAGCTGGGTTTAATATTGTTTTTATCTGCCACTCCCAGATTGTCAAAATTAACAATCCAAACCTGGAAGAGTACGATATGTGGAATCTCAAGCTCCAAAAAAATACTGCTGCTTATATAGCTGAGTGGAGTGATTTTCTGGGCATGGTTTGCCATGATGTCTTCACGGTGCAGCAACAAAAAAAGTTTGGAGAAACTAAGTATAAACCTGGGACTTCCGGCAGAAGGGTTATTAAGTTTGGACATAATCCTTCCTACGCAAGTAAGACCAGGCTTTCGCTTCCGGATGAAATTGATTTGTCCTGGGAAGCATTTTTATCTGCCGTGGAAACAGCCAGGGTAGAAGGCAATTCAGCCAAAACAGGTAAACACAAAAAGGTACAAAATGAGTGAATATGATTTTGATGTAAGCTCGGTTCAGGAAGTCGATGATGATTTCAAACCGCTTGCTAGGGGGACATATAATGTCTCCATCGATTACTGCGATTGCAGAGAAACGAAAAAACGAAATGGAGAGATGCTACACCTGGAATTTCTGGTAACACAGGGATCCGGTCAGGGCAGGAAGTTATTCGACAACCTCCTTTTCAGACATGAGAACCCTACTGCCGTGGAGATGGGTAAGAAAAAGATTGCTGCCCTGGCAAGAGCAATCGGACTGGAGAAATTCAAACTGAACGAATCCAGGTCTTTCCTGAATAAGCCCCTTGCAGTGGATATTGAGGTTAAAAAAGGAACAGATGGGTATGCTGACTCAAATGAGATAACTAAGTATATGGCATACCAGGACGTTCCTGTATCAGAAGCTGTCTCGGATGATATTCCATTTTAGTTACGAGTTGATTATGTCAGCCATGGGGCTATATCTTGCTGGTGTAGCCTCTGGTGTTTCTGGCCTTGTCCTACTTACGTTTATTTATGTAGGACGAGGTAACTCTATCCGCATTTCACATGAAGACCTGTGAGTATTGTGGAGAAGATTATTCTCCGAATCCCTATTGCCCTACTGTACAAAAATACTGTAGCCGGAGGTGTAAAGAGGCAAATTTTTATAAGCGGCAAAAAGAACAGGGAAAAGTTAGAAAACGCAAAGGTGGTTATAACAGGGCAACGTATGTTATGAAGTTTATGGAGCAAAGGCATTCAGACCAGACTGCACCATGTACTTACTGCCGAAAGAGATTAGAGCCGGATGGGGATTGGGTGCTGGATCACAAGATACCTCTATCAGATCTTTTTGACGATTTTCAGAACCCAGATAATTTAACGCTGTGTTGCACAGATTGTAATAAAGAGAAATCAAATAAGTATACTTTTGACGAATTTATAGCACTAAAACAAAATGCCGATATTTAACCAGGAACATTACGATAACTACGACCAAAAAGGGAAAGATGCGGTAAGGGACTACCTGGACAAAAATAATATTTACACAATGGTTCAGGAGGATCACGGTGCAGATATAAAATGCTTCCAGGAAATTTATTACGAGGTTGAAATAAAGAATCGTTGGACAGGCGATTGGCCTGTCAACTGGTATAAATTACATATACCATACCGGAAAAAAAGATATATGGATGGTGGCAAGAAAGTTATTTTTTGGGTACTGAACCATTCCTGCAACAAAGCCTGGGAAGTTAATGGGGGGATTCTAAATGATGACATGATGGAGTCAATCTCAAACCCAAGGTATCCAAAAGGGGAACCATTTTATTGTGTACCAATAGGCGAATGTAAATTAATAGAATTAAATTAGTGTGTGGCTAATTCATGGAAAAATTAAGTGATAACTGGAACCTTTTTGGCTTAAAGTTAAATAAAGTAAAAAAGACAGGAAACGGCATTGAAGCCCTTTGCCCTGCCCACGAAGACAAATCCCCAAGTTTAACAGCATCCTTCACTAAGGACAAGATACTGCTAAAGTGTCAGGCCGGATGCAGTTTTGAAAGTATTATATCCGCCCTGGGAATGGACGAATCCCAATTCTTTGCCCAGGAAGAAAAAACTATGCCTAAACGAATTAAAGCTACATACAGGTATGAAGATAAGGACAGCAATCATGTAATGAATGTTGTTAGGTTTGAGCCTAAAGATTTCCGCCCCCAAAGACCGGATGGTAGATACTCCCTGGAAGGAGTTACTAGAGTTCCCTATCGCTTGCCTCAAATGCTAAAAGCAATTAAGGGGGAGAAAACAGTCATCCTGGTTGAAGGTGAAAAAGATTGTGACAACCTAGCCGAGCTGGGATTGACTGCAACGACATTTCCTGGCGGAGCTGGGAAATGGAGAGATGATTACCTGCACTGGTTTAAAGGAGCTAACATTGCCTGTTTGCCGGATAACGACAAACCAGGGAAAGAAGGAATGCACCTCCTGGCATCGAAAATTTCTCCGGTTGCAAAATCAATAATCTGGCTTGAGCTCCCAGGTATTCCGGAAAAAGGGGATATATCAGACTGGCTCCAGGAAGGCAATGATCTAAAAAAGTTTAAAGCCCTGGCAAAGAAAGAAGCTAAAGCCTGGACTGCACCTACAGCGGTGAAGACTGTAAAGAAGGAAACAGAATCAATCCTACATAAAGACTTTTACTCTCCGCCAGGATTCGTTGGGGATCTTGCAGATTTTATTGTTGACAACTCAAAGTACCGACAGCCGATTTTAGCTTTATCTGCAAGTCTAGCCTATACCGGAGTTCTTATGGGAAGGAAAGTCTGTACTGAAGAGAATACACGGAGCAATTTATTTATCGCAGCTCTGGCACGAACTGGTCATGGAAAAGAATCTGCCAGGGCGATAATAAAGAATCTGGATGCTAGACTGGATCTGGAATGTTTTGGAGCTGAGAAGGTTACATCCAGGGCTGCTATTGAACGGATCCTGTCATGGAGGCCGAGCTCACTATTTATGATTGATGAATTTGGCTTGTTCATGAAAGCCATAATGAATGAAAATGCACCAAAGTACGCCCTGGAAGTGATGACCACATTCATGGAAGTCTATACAAGCTCCGGAGTTTACTACGGACAAGACAAAGCAAGCAGGGAAGAGAAAAGATTTGAGATTGACCAGCCATGTTGTTCCATCTACGGAACGTCAACTCCGGAGACGTTTTGGGAAGGGATCGGAAACAGTGGCAAGATACGAGATGGATCATTGAATAGGTTTACTATTTTCAGCAGTCCATACAATAGACCTGAAAGGCAAAGAGGGAAGATTTTGAAAAATTTTCCGAGAAAGATTATTGATAGGGCAATGTATTTTAAAAACATGAGTATCCAACCAGGTAAAGTTTCCGGAGATATGACTGAGGTTACTGGATCCCCGGAACCTGAAGTTATCACATACACCGACAATGCCTGGAAGAAGTTTGAAGCCCTGGAAGATTACTGTACAGATAAAATTGATAACTCCGGTCAACTTGGATCCATGTGGGTACGGACTGCTGAACACGCAAAAAAGGTTGCACTCATAAATTGCGTTGGCGATAACAAATACCAGATTGAAGCTGAACACGCAGAATATGGTTGTGAGCTCATTAAGTTTTTAACACAAACGACCTGCAATGAAATTAATAAGAACCTGGCAGACAATGAATTTGAAAGAGTTTCAAAACGCATTGAAAGATTGATCCGTGATTCACATACAAAAGGGATTTCGACAACAGAATTATATAAAGCTACCAGGTATTTGAGAAATGGTAAGCATAGAAAAGAAGTCCTGGATGATTTACAGACTGCTGGCTTGGTAGTTTGCTTAAAAGATGAGGGATCCGGAGTAGGAAGGCGGTCTGAACGCTGGATTGCTACTGAGGCTCTCTGAGCAGAAAGCCCCAATATATGCCTATGGTTTTATACCCATTGCTCGTCTTCCTCATCACTGAGGCGATTCTGAGCATCCGAATTTAGAGCATTCTCCACTAATTCTCCAATAAACGAGCTTGCTGACTTAAAAGGCACTTTTCCTTTTAAATGCTCCTGAAGCCGCAAATAAATTGAAGTATCGATTCTAACTAATGTTGTTTTTTCTGTCATATTACCTACATTGCTTGTATTATAATTTAAATATCTCAACCTCATGAGATATTAGGTTAGCCCTCACCTGGTTCAGTTCCTGTATAACCAGGTGGGGGTTTTT